CTTAAAACGGTCTTGTATTTTCATATATAAATATTTCTGCTTATTCTTTTTCTGCATTCACAACTGGAGGAGCAATCAATGGTTTTTCTTCATCACCTTCATTTGTTGCCGGAGGCAACGGAGCCTGTCCACCAAAATTGGGAGATGCAGGAACTGAAGGTGGAGTTTCTTGTGCAGGTACTTCGGCCAGAATAGCAAGATTTTCAAGCTCACCCACATTTTTCACTGCCAACTCTTCCGGGGTGTAAGGATTTCGACCATTGGCTGTGATCTTCGTGATCAATTCAGCTTTCTGCTTATTAAGGGTGGCAATCGCAAAATTATACATGTCCTGAACACCCTTTGGAGCATTGGCAATATACTCTTCATCAGTCATTTCTTTATTTGTGGCAGGTGTTTCATCTTCATCTTCATCTTCATCATCTTTAACAATTTTTTTCAATTTTCTTTTTTTCCCTTTCCCCTTATTTACTTTAGGTTCAGGATCAGGTTCAGGTTTTTCTTCCGAACCATTTACAATACATTCCAGTTTACCTTCATCCATCGCCATCAAAGCTTCTCTATCTTCTTCAGTCCAGGGACTTTTGTCGTTTGCAATAAGTGCATCGACCTTTTCTTTCTTGTTCATATCAATCTCCTTATTATGAACATGGTTTGAAACATTACCAATTAAATTACCATCAGTAGTTTTATACTGAATTATTTTTTCGACTTCCTGTCGAATACCAATAAGCTTTACTTCATCCTTATCATCAATTTCATATTCTTGGTAATACATTTTATCTTTGACTTCATATACAAAATAATCATCATATACATCCACCACCCAAGAATTCATGGCAGCTGTTTCAACTTTATCGTTTAATTTCCTCCACAATTCGTTATGACTCATTTCATTAAAAACTTTATATAGACTTCCAGCCAATCTTCCTTCAGCTGTACTTTTTCCCTGAGCATTTCTTAGAAGTCCAGCCCCATCCTTTACTGAACAAGCTCCTATAAGGTCAGGAAGTATAGCTAAATGATCAGGCCGAAAATTATGAACAGTGCCATTGAACACTTCCCCATTCCATTCACCTTCAATTTTATCATTATCAAGAAAAAGGCCTGTACTGACCTCCATCATACTTCCATTTTCAACTGCTTCCAATACTCTCTCATCAACCTGGTTGGCTTCCTCTTCATCAATCCAACATTCTGTTTTTAATTTTCCATCTTCCCATTTTGTATTAAACAATTGACCTATACTATACTTTTCAATAGTGACAGGATCACAGGCTGAAATACTTTGCCCATCCATTTCAGGATGATATACAACAACTGGTTTTGTATTCCATACAGCTGGAGTTTTAGAAAGCTCTGCGGCCGGATAATACAGTGGGCCTTCTGATCCATTGAGAATACCTTCTGTTATCATTACACAAGGCACTACTAAATACTGTTTTCCTTCAAGGGTATCATATCGGGTTTTAGCTTTGTCAGCTTTGAGGTTGAAAGTTACTTCTGTGAAAAGTTCTTTGACTGCAGTTTCGTTTGTTACGAATAAAGAATTGGTTTTTCTCTTCATCGTACCCTCCCAATAAAAAAAGACCAGCTTCGATTTAAGAAGTGGTCCTTTTTAAGAAAGGCTCCTACATTCTACATATGTTTATATATATTATTACCTATAAATTATAAAAGTAAAGAAAAAAATAAAAAAAATTTTAATTATTCAGGTTCTGGTGGCTTAAAAGTCTGATTACAATTGATTATATGGATCATCCCATTCTTAAACTCTATCTCAAGTTTTCCATACCAATCCCTCTTTTGAGCAGACACTAAATGACTCATAGCCCAATTCAATTGATCTTCCTGTTTCTCAGACCTGCTGATTCTTTTCATTGCTTCAGTCATTATTTTCGTCTTTCCCTTCAGGTTCGATATTAGACACAAAGACTTCATTTTCCACCTCCACATCAATATCTTTTCCTTCAGGCTCTTCCGGCAGCAATACATTTTTGCCCGGCATCAGATCAAGATAGGCTCCTATATTTTTTAACTCTTCTCCCATCTCATTATATTGCTCAGTCATTTTCAAACCAATTGTCGGAGCTGTAGTTTTACTGAATTTAGCATGACGAAGATTCTGAGCTTGTAAATTTATCAGCTTACCCATATGTTCATACATTTCACATAAAGATAAAAAATGTCCTTTAGCATTTGTGAACACTTCCAGATTATTATAAGGCAATCCATGTTTTCTGTCTTTCCTATTTCCCACTTTCATTTCTCCTTATCAATTTCTATAATCTCGTAAAGCTTCCATATAATTATTAAACCATTTTGCATTTGTTTCAAGATGATCACATACATTCGCTGTTACTTTTTCTTTCCCTACCCAAGAACTTCTTCTCTTAGCTTCCTTAACTGTCTGAGGAACTTTATCTCTAGCCCTTGTTCTGTTAGGCAGTTCAGCTTTTATTGATCTTTTAATTTTACCAGGTGTTTGTTCTCTCTTCTTTTTATTAGTTTTGCTTTTTGGAGCTGGTATCCAAGCACATCTACAATTCGGATGTCGTGGAATCATCCCTCTTGCTTCTTCAATCGTAAAAATAGCTCCATTCATAGGTCTGCATAAAGGACATACACCAGCATCACCAGCTGTATCCCATTCAACCACTACTCCAACTCTCTCAATTCCTAATTCCTGAAATGAATCTAGCTGTCCTTCAGCATGAGCAGAAATAACTTCTGTCCGGGCTAATACCAATGCTCTTTTATTTGTGATACCTGTAATTGTGTTACTTAATTCCCTTGCAATAACTCTAGCACCTCTGCCATTAGCTATTCCAGCTGCTAATACTCGACTTAACTGCTGAGACATAGCTGCTGTTATTCCTTTTAGCTCTTCAAATGATCGAGTATAAAGAAATTGGAGTTTACTTAATCTTTCTGGTTGTGTAAATGATGATTCTAGGAATTGTGATCTTTTTCCATCAATAAATCCTAATGGTTCATCCAATTCCTTATTAGCTTCATTAAATGAACGCACAACCCCTTTTCTATATGATGAATCAACATATTTAGCTGTCCATGGGTTTCCTTTTACATCAACACTTAATATCTCATCATCAATTTGCTGTTGGAGCCATGTTTGGAATGAACCTAGCTTCTGAGCATCTGTTTGAAATCTCCAAGCTTGCCTTTCTGGTAGTGCATTCGATATTAGTTCTTGATTAAATGATAATGGTTCTCTTTCATCTAATCCTAAAACATCTAAATCCAGTATTGCTTCAGTAACTAATTTGCGAAGAGCTTTAAACCTTCTCCGCATTTCAGCTTGATACTCATTACGAAGTGTTACTGTCCGAGTTGGATCATATCTAAGTAAACTCATTCTTCAGTTTCTTCCTCTTCCTCTTCTTTGTTTATTTCCTCATCTTCTTTCAGATCCAAATCCTCTTGACGTTTTTTAGCTTCTTTAATTATTTCTTTTATTTGCTCTTCATCCAATCCAGCAAACGTTTTCAAGAATATTTCCTCTGGGATAAGTGAACCAACTCCACCGCCAACATATTTGGAGAAAGCTTCAACCTGTATTCTCATAACTTCTGCTTTATCCTTTTCTGATGGGGTACTCATATCAGGCCACACAACATCATACTGCTCTACCTCAGGCAAAACACCTAAAGTAATCAATCTATCAATAAACGGTCTTATTAGATATGGAGTTAAATATTTATTCTGTCTCCGCTTCATTCTCTTACTCCAGTTTTCACTATCCTGAGATGAAGCTAATTTAGCTTGCTCTGATCCCATCAATATTCTCTTGGGTACTCCCATTGCTATTGCTATAATTTCCAATTGGACATCTATATGGTTTTTTGGATCAGCAACTTGAGGCTCTAAACCCTTTACCTCAACACCCTGTAATCGTGCATATCTCTGAAGACCATTCGACCAAGATGCAATGGTATCTTCTAAAGTATTTTTCTCAGTAGTGGATAATGTTCTTGCCTTTGGATCCATGGAAAATATAAATCCTGGAAATCCACCTTTCCAAAACATTTCCCCTGAACCACCAGAAATCTTTCTTATATCATAAAGCCGATTAAACAAAGCTTTCATTCTTGGTGTTCCAAATACTTCTGAACTTTCCTTATTATCAGCTATATGGATAATTCTTGACCAATGTATAACAGATTCATTTCCTGCTTTTGAAGATTTGGAACTGGAGCTTGTCTCATTCTCAAATGTTATGCTATAATAAGTAGGTAATCCATAACGTTTATTTGTAATATCCTTTTGTGTTGACTTTATTTTTACATATGATTCATCAAAAGCTCTTAGATACATAATACCATGTTTAGGATTTCCAACCTGTTCTCCTTCTTCATCCATTCCCTCCACAGGTTCATGAAGAGGCTTATTATCATCAAACCCTAACAGGATTATTCCAAATCTTCCTATACCACTTAATCCATCACCTCTAAACATATAGGAATAGATTTGCAATTCACGTTCTAACTCAACCCAAGACTTTTCAAATTCAGTTGGTTTCGCTGATTCATCTTCTACAACCACTGGATCTTGTGACCAACTCTCTTCCGGGTACAGATTTACAATTCTAGTTGCTATCCCTTCCCTATCATACATCTTTCTATATTGTTCTGTAGTAATCACTTTGGGATAACCACATTCATCATCAATATCTCTACGTTCATCAATCGTTTTATTAAAAAGATCGGTTCTGGAAGTTATTTCATTTGCAATTGCTCCACCAATAGCATTTCTGATTATTCCCCTATCTTTCTCATTAGTCATGATCTCATTAACAACCTCATTAAAGGTTTGTTCAGATACTAAATTTTCTTTTTTCTTGAATTTTCTTTTTCTTTTAGCCATTTACCATACTCCTGCTTCAACTTGTTCTGAAAATGTTAATAATGTAAATGCCCCACTTGAAGCATCCACCTGGTCTTTATATTTACTGTTCGGGAACAGCGTTAATTCGTTTATATAGGCAGTATTCCATTCACCTGGTGCTATGTACACATTTCCTACATTAACCTGTGAGGAGAATGGCATAGCCCTTATTGATTTATCACCTGAAGGCCGTATTGCCTCCACTACAAATCCTGCTAAATTACTAATGGTATTCTGAGCTGATTCTTTTCCACCTGAACCCGGTTCCTGCTCAACTCCTATTTTTACTCTTGTGAATGCTTCCACTTCATCTACCTGGGCAGTTAGTTTTATCAGTTTTTCTCTTTCACCAGTATCTAATTGAACTCTTATCACATCCAGTATCCAGAAATGGTGATCTTTATCCTCTCCCATCAATACTCCAACTGTATAAGCTCCTCCACCTTCTGTTCCTGCCTTATCCCAGAACCTTACTTTCTGTATCCAATCATTTACACTTACTGGGGGAACATCAAAATGCAATCTAGCTGTTTTAAACATTCCCCCTTCTAATGGTACTGGTGTTTGTAGGAATTGTCCTGCATATCCATATTCACTTAACTTCATTTCAAAATCTTTTAAAACACCTCTGTCCATTCGTATTGGATCAAGTAATGAAGCTCCATCTTTATCAGGATCAGTAGTGTATTTTCTTTTTAATGATCTAGGTCTTACTGTCATTTTCTTTCCAAGCATTATTTCAGCTGGTAAATTGATATGACGTACCTTTTTCCAATCTAACATCATTGAAGTTGGATCATCTTCATGGAGTCTCTGCATTATTAGTATAGTAGGGGATAGTTTTTTATCAACCACACGAGTAGGTAAAGTCTCTTTCATCCAATCATGGGCTGTTTTCATAAAAGCTTCACTAGCTGCTTCCAATGGATTCAATGGATCATCTATAATAATGAAATGAGCATGATCTCCGGTAATCATACCCCCAGTTGATGCAGCATGTCTTTCTCCTCCATGTGTATTAGCAAACTTGGTTTTTGTATTTTGGTCGAAAGCTAATTCAGTTGGGAAAAGCTCTTGGTATTTTTCTGATAAAATAATATTTCTGGTTTTTCTACTTAGATTTAAAGAAAGAAAGCCCGAATAGGAAGCACATATACACCTGGCTGTTTTCATCCTGACCCAAGTCCAGGCCGGAAACATAATAGAACATATAGTTGATTTAGTTGAGCCTGGGGGTACATTTATTACAAGGTCATACTTTTTAGGTTCTCCCTTAAATACTCTTTCAGCTACTTTCTGCATTTCACCACAAATATATTCAATATGCCAATTCCATATTGGATCTTCAGGAACAATTGTGTCCCAGAAGTATTGAACGAAGTCAAAGAATGAGTCCTGGAGGATGGATTTCTGTAATAGGGATTTACTTATCATAGGAGCAGCAGTTGTCATGGTTTTCCTTGAGTAGCTTGTCTGGTTCTGCTTGGTAATGTTTCATTAATCACAGATACTGCTTTTAATTTTTCATCAGCGCATACCTGTTCTTGTGCTTTCTTAATATTAGCTATTATTTCCTTTTTTATCTCTTCCAAAATACTAGGATCATAATAAGCATTTAATTTAAAAGGTGGAAATAATCCAGGGTATTTTTCTTTTGTGTATTCTTTTCTTATTCTACGTTTTTGTAACCATCTTTTTATAAATTTAATCATCTTCCTCTTTCTCTTCCATTTCTGCTAGCATCTGTTTTCTTACTTCTAATGGTAATGATTTAAGCTGATCCAGAGATACAGTATTTTCATTCTGGACCTTTAATGGATTTTCCCCACCTTCCAGAGTAAGTTGCCTTTTCTCTTTATATCCTTTTTTCTCAGATTTCTTATGATGTGTTAATATAAACTTAGAGGCATTTAGAGCTGTTGGGAAATGTAAACGCTGCATAGCCATGTCTACAACAGTTTCTTCCGCTACATCCAGCACTCTTTCGTTCTCCCGGTCATATATATCCTTTATGTCCTGTGGAGCATTCTTAAGAGCTTTATAGATTGAATTATATGGTCTATTCATTTTAGAAGCTATGGTGTTGATATTACCATAAGAATCTTCAATTGCTTTTACTAATCGTTTAAG